GTTGAGACCTTGTATGGCCGGAAACGGTTTTTACCGGAAGCTGCCTCCAAAGACTTTTATTTAAGAGCATCAGCGGAGCGTAAAGCCATTAACACACCAGTCCAAGGCACTGCTGCTGATATCATGAAGATAGCTATGAACAATTTAAGTAGGAACGGATATCCGATACAGTTAGTGGTACATGATGAAGTAATACTATCTGTCAATGAAGAAGATGTAGAGCTAGCCATAGACGACATAAAACGCATCATGGAAACATCGGTTAAGCTAGCGGTCCCACTTAAGGTAGAAATTCAGTCAGGAGGTAATTGGAATGCGGCTAAAGAGAAAGAAGAAAGTAACGAAAAAGCGTAAATCAGGGTTTAATCTGTCTGGGTATATCTTTGGGGCTCTGAGGAAGATTTGGCGCTGGCACCCTGAGCGCAAGAAAGCATTAGATGCTGCCCTGGCTCCTGGTCAATCTGTGAATTATATTTGTGCGATCTGTGATAATGTGTTTACTAGAAAAGGCATCAATGTTGACCACTTGCAGCCGGTGATTGATCCTGCCGTAGGTTTTAATTCCTGGGATGTGTATATTAAAAGGCTGTTTGTTACTAGTAGTGAACTTCAGATTCTGTGTAAGGGTTGTCATACCAAGAAAACTACTGCTGAGAATAAAACGAGGGTACACTAATGGACACATTTAAAATAGAGGTAAAGATTGTTGATAGCTTGCCAGAAGGTGATTGTGGTTATTGTGTAACAAGATCTAAAAAACTAGATAAGTATGAGATAGCAATAAGTCGTAAAGCACACAAGACAGTTGCTGATTTTGGTTCAACAATGCTCCACGAACTTCTGCACTTGTGGGTTTACTTTCTAAACGTATATGGATACAGAGTAAAGCTGGCTGCGGAGCACAAATGGATTAGGGCTGTGGAGACGGTTATAATTCATCTGATGTATTTACTAACAGAAAAAAAGAAGAGGAAAAAATAATGAAGATAGAATTTATTTGCACAATGGATTACCCTGGACAAGGGCATACTGTGATTCGGATGGAGACGGACGCTGAGGATTTAGACGGAGTTATTTCAGATTTTAGTGACTTTTTACGAGGAGCTGGGTTTTGTTTTCACGAGAACGAAACTATCGGCATTGTTACAACAAACTAGTCGAAAGGAGGTAACATGCTTAAGTCTACCGCTTTAATACTTGATATCGAGACTTCTCCAATATTGGCTTACATATGGGAGCTTGGTGAGCAGCGAGTAAATTTGTCACAAATACATACCGACTGGCATATAATGGCTTGGTCAGCTAAGTGGTTAGGAGATAAAGCTAGTAATATCACATACTATGATAATAGGAAGCATATAGGTAACGATAGAGGCATACTAAAACCACTGTGGAAGATGTTGGATGAAGCCGACATAGTTATAACGCAAAACGGCCAGCATTTTGACAGTAGAAAGATCAATGCAAGATTTATGCTTCATGGCATGAAACCACCAAAGCCCTACTTACATATCGATACCTATCGTCTTGTTAAGCGGGTAGCTGGCTTCACGTCTAACAAGCTTGAGTACCTGACAGATAAGTTCTGTACTAAACACAAGAAAATAACTCATGGAAAGTTCCCTGGCTTTTCTCTTTGGGTCGAGTGCTTGAAAGGGAACAAGAGTGCCTGGAATGAGATGCGCTACTACAATATTAAAGATGTGCTTTCTACTGAGGAGCTGTATCTGGCAGTAAAAGCCTGGGCTCCTGAGACAATGCCGAAGATTTTCCAAACAACCAAAGATAACGCCACTTGCCCTACTTGCGGTTACTTCGGAGCGATGCGTATAGGACGGGATCGAGTGAAAAAGGCTGGAGTGTACATCCAAAACCAATGTCCTAAATGTGGGGCTTGGCAGACACTCAAGAAAAAGGGGCATAAGTAAATGAAAAAGGTTATTTCCGTAGTCGTTGCAATAGGTCTGTTTGTTTCACCTGTTTTCTCTAAATCATGGTCAGAAGCAGAGGTTGATAAGCTAGCAGATAAAGTAGTGATTATCTTTGCATCTACAGCAGAGAATGAGTGGCAAGGTTCTGGAGTATTTATTGATACGAAGGGTACTATACTAACAGCAGCACACGTGGTAGAGAACCCAAACATTACTGAGTTAGTCGCTGTGACTACAAACGGCTTTCTGTATAAGTGTGAGGTTTTGGCCTGTGACAGCCTCAGAGACTTGGCCCTTATTCGGATTGCGGAATCAGCCCAAAAATTCAGTAAGGCGGTCTTAGCTAAGGACGAACAGCTCTTTAGTGGTCAAGATGTCTTGGTTATTGGCCACCCTCATGGATGGTACTGGACTGTTACAAAAGGAATTATCACTAGAGTATTCTTTTCCTTCCCTAATTTCTCGTATCGTGCTGATACAGATGCGGTGATTAACCCCGGTAATAGTGGTGGTCCGGTGTTTAACTCTCGTAGTGAGCTCATAGGAGTTGTCTCGGCGCTGCGTACTACATGGGCAGGTTATCCCATAGGCATTGGTATCTTTGTTCCTTTAAGTGAAATCAATCACTTCTTATCCAAGCATCTGTACGAGCTACACAAGCCATACCCTAAACCCCGATACCGAATAGGAGATCTAAATGCGATTATCTAATTATTTTACACTTGAAGAGTTTGTAACGTCCCAAACAGCGAAGAGACTGGGGATAATTAATAAGCCGTCGAATGAAGCGGTTAATAACTTACAGCTCCTGTGTAAGCGTGTTCTTGAGCCCCTTCGTATGCAGTGTGGCCCTGTGGTTGTGTCTAGCGGCTATCGCAGTCCTGCTCTAAACAAAGCCATAGGTGGCTCTACTTCTTCGCAGCACTGCAAAGGCCAGGCAGCTGATATCATTGTTCCAGGCTACGATAATTTGGAAGTGGCTAAGTATATCAAAGGACTTCTTGTTTTCGACCAACTAATCTTAGAGTTTTATCCTGGTGGCTGGATACATGTGTCTTACAGCAAAGACATCAACCGAGGCTCTCTACTAAGAGCCACAAAAGTAAGAGGAAAGACTAAGTATTTGGAGGGAATAGAGTGACTAATTTTAACCCACTAGCTAAAGAAGCATACCTCACTGCATTTAATAATGGATTCTATGATCATGCCCCGTTAGAAGATGACGTTAAAACAGTCCTAATTAAGCTGCTGCTGATCAATGGAGAAGTTAGTGAGGCTGCTGAAGTGTTAAGAAAGGACCAGGGACGGGATAGGCTACACGAAGAATTGGCTGATGTCATGATTAGGTTATTAGATTTGATGGGGTACGTTCAGATGGATATTGATAGTGTAGTAGCGAAAAAGATGGCGTATAACAAAACCCGCCCATACCGTCATGGAAGGATGTTCTAGTGCTTAGCTTTGCTTGCGGTTTTTTCCTGTTTCCTGTGTTAGTTATCTTTATTTACTGGTTTATCTGGAGGTAGTATGCGGTATAAAATTAAAGTAGATAACAGTGAGATTCAACGGTACCTATTCTCTAAAGTAATCGAAGATTTTCAGAGGTGGTTTGTCTTACGCTCGAACCTGGAACGGCCTAGACTGAATGATGGACAGCTCGGGTGGTATATTGAGGATGTTGAACAGTACTGGGAAGAAAAACAAGAGAAGTAAGAGGAGGCTGTGTGTTAGAACAATTTGCCACTCAACATGAAGCACTGGTGATTTTTTGGGGTTTTGCTTTAGAGATTATTTTAAGCACATCTATGTTAGCGATCTTGGTCTTAGAATACATCTACGACAAAAACATTGAAGAGTCTAAACAAACAAGACGTAGGAAGAGCAAGAGAGTGAAGATAGTTATTGACGCAGATGGAAATGCAGTTATTGCTGAAGCTCCTAAAGGGTTGGATGTTTCAGTTGAACACAAAGGGGAGAATTAAATGAAGAAGAAACAGGAAGAGACATACCAGCTAACTTTTAAGGGATTAGTGACGTTGGAACTACATTATGATGAGGAAGCCACAGACCATTTCCTAGATGCCTTAGAACTGTACCTAAGACGCTCAGACACGAACGCCATAATTTTAACCAAAGCTGGTGGATTTGAAGCACACAAAGTATATTTGGAGGATAAGTAAATGCATAGCTACGGAGATGGTTGGCCGAATGAGAACTTCGACAGGCTTGACCAAATAGCCTCGGACATTGGACATAAGCTTGCTAGATACGGACGTATTCATGTCAGCCAAACCAAGGAAAAGTTTGGAACTGTGAGGGTATATTGCTCACTGGGTTTCAGTACCTTTTATGAGTTTATATTCCCTAGGCACAACTTCATCAGAGCACCTAAATGGCTCTGGTCATTGGACCTGCGTGTTTGCCGTTGGCTGAAGTTAGATTACATCTTCAACGCTGTTCTGATTCCCTACCAGAAATGGGTATACCGGAAAGTGTACAGTCAGGCTGTTAAGCAAGCACCACATTTAGCAGATGAAATTTTAACCGCTGCGGATTGGGGCAAGTTATTGAGGGGGTTATAATGACAAAGAAAGATAAAGCAAGAATTGAAGAGCTAGAGGATCAAGTAAAATGGTTACAGCTTCAAATAGATAAACTTCAAGAAAAGTATTCTCCAGTTGGTACATCCTCATCTAATCCAACAATAAGTGGGAACATAACCCACCTAAGTTACTGTTTCTGTCCCGAGTGTTCTCCTAGGATGTATGCATAACCTACTCTCCACAATTGGTGGAGCTTGTGTAGTCCTAGCTCTCTTCCTAGACTCCCTTAGCTACTGGAAGCAAATAGCAAAGACCTTGAGGACTAAGAAGTCAGCTCATGTGTCCTCTTCCCAATACATCTACAAAATAGGAAAAGCAGTATTTGCCCTATTTGGCTTGGCTATTTATAGCAATTGGGTTGGTGTTGGGATCGAGACATTTATGGTAGGAGTTTACATATGGTCTCTATATGTGGTAGCAAGACATAAGCCGAAAGGATGGAAATTGTTCGACCCTAAATGTCAGAAAAACGTACACACTTTTCTGACAAAATCAGACAAGAAATATGGGGAAATGTATAAGAGGTTAAGTAGGTGGAAAGAGTGGTAATTAGCACTTTGCAAATTGCTAATATTAGGAAGGAGGGGAAATGCGACTAAGTTTAGACGAAGAAGTGACTATTTTACTAAGCAGAATAGCGGAGTACAAGAATAGTGAAATAGAAGTCAAGGATGTTTTAGATGTACTATATAGCATAGTTAAAAAGTTTGAGGAGGGATTATGAACGATAAACGGGAGACAGAGCAATGAAAATGAATACGGAACGAGCTAAGACACTAATAAACAAAGTCAACATACCAGAGTATTTTCCTCATTGGAGGGCTGTTGGCTATCTTGAGGCCATAGACAAAGCAGAAACGCTCGTTAAATGCATAAAAGGTCTGCTATATGGAGCATGTGACGCAGAAACAGCTGAGGAAGTTCTGAGGAGATGGGAGAGGGATAAATGATTACAGTGAAAAAGATAATTAATCCTACATATCTTGAACAGTGCGATCGCATGAAATATGAATTTGAAACTATGCTTATGGAAATGAGAGAACATCCAGATTTCAAAACAGGTGGTCAGTATCGTATTGAATTGAGATGGTATTCTAATAAAGAATCAGAACAACGATCTAAGGGGAGAAATAAGTCTACTTTAGCAAAGAACCGGTTGAATTTAGCCTAGGTTCAACGTTTCCTGGATTTTAGGGTATTGCCTACCAGACAGCTGTAAACGCCTCTACGGGCAAATTTGGGGCCTACACTGAGCACAGCCGCAACCCTTAGCTTTCCTGGAGTCAGTTAGACAGTTAATAGGTCTTTCTAGCTCCTTAGAGAACTCAAACTCTGTCCTACACTCACCACAGTGTGCCTTCAGCGGTCCGTTTGAGAAGAGCTTAAAGGCTCGTTTACACACAGGACAGTGCTTAATGATTATTGGAACTATGTCGTAACTACCATCCTCTTCGTCTGGAGTGTAGTGGTAGTACATGTTAGCTTATCCAGGCCACAGCGATGGAGGCAAAAACAGCGGTAACTGCACCACACGCAGATATTACCTTTGCTGAGGTACTAGCTTTCTCTTTAACAACAGCTATTTCTACCTTTAAGTTAGGTATGTCCTGCTCTCTCACTTCTTTAATATCTTTGTGAATCTCGTCTAACTTCTGGTATAAAAGGTATGTATTCGACTTCTTCTTGCGACGTATCATACTGCCCCCTTAATCTAGTGGTGTAAACTTCCTCTCAATCTTCTTCCCTTGCTGCAATGGTCCTATCTGCGGTCTTAATGAAAAGATTTCTGTTGGTTTAGGTTTAGCTTTCTTCTTAATCTGCTTAGTGTACATGTCCATAACCCAAGCTCTCTCGCTCTTAGTAAGCTCCTGCCTCTTTACCAATGTCCCAAGAGTAGAACTAAGTTCCTGAAGGGTCATGTCCTGTTTAATAGCCTGACCTAGCAGAGCTTGTTTGGGATCTACCCCTCTAGTTTTAAGTCCCGCCATTGTGCTCAATAAGGCTTCTGGGATGGATTTAGCTTCTTTCTTAGGATAGCTGGGTTTACCTCTGAGAGCATCTGTTAACTCTTGGAAGTGGTAACCACCCCTAAACCCTGACTTAATCCCCGGCATTCCCGGTGTGAGGTTAGGCAGTAGGGCTTTCCCGAGATAATCGGTAGTGTTCTTTATCTTTACTTCCATGGGATCTGATTCCTTAAAGATGGGTTTCTTTAAGAAAGGATCATAGTGGGAGATTAAAGCGTTGTTAAGAGCAAAGAGTGGGCCAGAGGGAGTAAACGGCTGGGGAATACCGGCAGAGCTTAACTGTGCAGCTTCACCCCAAGGTGTAAGGAAGTCTAGGTCTAAGGTTTGGAATCTCCCATCTTTACGCTTCCCTGGAATGATGTTAACGTCATATTGATCTTTAATGGCTCGTCTTTCTGCTTTGGAAACATCATTCTGCACTGCCGTTACATTCTCCAGAGATTCAAAGAACTGGGTATATTTGTAAACCCCTAATGGATTTTGGACAATAGCTTTGGCTAGTTGGGGGATAGCTTTGGAGAAGTAAGTAGCAAAGGGGATAACGGTTTCTCTAGCAGCTTTAACCGCTGGGGAGATCTTACTGTAGTTAAAGATCCATTGTTCAGCTTCAAGTGCAGCTTCTTTCTTCCCCATGCCTTTGGCTAAGTTATCCATGAATTTGGCTAATTTAAAAACTTGCTCTTCACCTTGGTAGGCATCACCCATCTTATTCGCTGCTCGTTTAGCGTAGTTCAGTCCCTTCTTGACCAGCTCAAAAGGTGAGTTACCCATACTGCCGGTTAAGTAATCCTCTTGTAACCGCATCACGTCAGCCCCAACCATCTCAGTACCAATGAGTCCTTGCTTCTTAGCTTCTTTGTAAAACAGCCCTTTAGACTTCATTTCTTTCAAAGCCTTGGGTAGGAGTTTAGCTTGCTTGGCGGGACCAACCCCACTAACATCTAACCAGAAAGCATTGGTAAACACATTTCTCGCATGAGTAGATGGTGACAACACAACTTTTCCAAACTTCCACATGCTGAGTAGTTTCTTATATTGTTTCGCTATTGGTCCTTGCTCTTTAATCATTGCGTTTAAATCATCAGCTACGGCTGGATCTACATAAGAACCAGACAGCTTGCCTAGCTTAGGTGTAGTGGGGAGCTGGACAAACCCTTTAGATTCAGCAATAACCTTGTCACCAGTAGCAATCGTTGGGGTCTGGCTTACCTTCTGGAACATCTTCCCTTTCTCCACGGCTTGGTTTAACTGCATTAAGCCTTTAGCAGTTGGATAGCCAGCTTCTAAGATCTCTCCATAGGCTTCTCTAACTTCGGGGGAAAGGTCCTGTTTCTTCTTAAACCTATCTAAATTCATGCGAGTAGGTTTCTTAGTGCCTAGCTTTGCGCCCTTACCTAACTCTTTTACTCTATACATGGTAGGTAAATAAGTCTCAACATTCGCTAAGTAGGTAGCTTCATCCAAGAGCCCTAGCTCAACGGCATCTTTACCTAGCTGTTTAAATTCTACACGTGCAGCATCAGCAGCTACCTTCTCTCCTTCTGAGAGCTTAATTGCTGTGTCACCTTTCAAGTAAGATCCTATGTTCTGTTGGGCTTTCTTAGGTAGGTTCAAGATGGTTTTACCTACTTCCCCTACTCTCTCAGTCCCTACCCGCATATTGATCTCAGCTTGTTCTGCAATGTCTACATATTCTTTAGGCTGACCATAACGATAGGTAAACGCCTTCTTAACTCCCTCAGGGATCTTTTCACCTAGCTTAGTAAACACTTTTTTAGCAGCTGGAGTAGCTGCTGCTTTACCAGCACCTTTCAGCACACCAGCACCGATAGCCACATCAGGATGAATAAAGGTAGGAGCCATGTCAGCCACAACTTCTAAGGAGGTCTTAGGAATACCCAGAGCTGTGTTGAGCAAGGCTGACTTAGTTTGAGGCTCAGGAATCATGTCAGTGAGCTGGGTGAGTCCTTCTTTAGACATCTCAGCAGGAATAGCGGCTACTTTACGCATAGCTAGAAGCTCATCCATGATGGAGGTTCTTGTCTTAGGTTGGTCTTCAGGTAACTGGCTAACTGTAGACGGAGTGAGAGGATCTAAGCGGAGCTCATTAAAGCCTTGCTTAGGTTCCTCCTTCTTAGGAAACTTAACAGCTATTTCTTCGAGAGGGGTAAACTTCTTGGGTTTATCCTTCTTAACTTCGATGTCATCTGGAAGAGGTGTGAATTTCATTAGTTAACTCTCTGGTATCCCTTTTCACGATATTGGTCTTTTCGTTTACTCCAGTCACTGATAGGGACATTTCCAACAACACCCTTGGGATCAATCACTTTGATATATCCAGGCTTACCTTTCAAGTCTCTAGCGGCTTTGTATGCCTCATACTTTTCATCTGCTGCTTGTTTCACTTTAATCAAGAAGTTCTCGTCAGCCATCTCTCCATACTTATTAGCTGCTTTGGCTTCATCTAAAGCGTCTCTTTGAGCTAGTTCCATTAACTCAACATCAGACTTGGTTTTAATTGATACTGGTTTACCTGATTTAAGAAAGGCAGTTTCAGCTTTATACTTCTCAGTTAAAGCCTGGTCTTTCGCACTCACGCCTTCGGACTCCTTGAACATCCCTTTGATTAACTCAGGAGCCATCGTTCCTTGTACCATTCTAGGGTCAATACCCTGCAATGAAGTTAAGAGCTCCATCTTGTAAGCTGGATCATATTGTTTCCTAGCACCTGTTTCCTGGACGTTCATTGTCGTGCCTGGCAATCCAAACCCTTTTGGGGAAGGAACTGTCATATTTTGACCAGTAGGTACAAGATCGTTACCTCCAGCCAGAGTGGCAGCATATACTTGCTGTGCTTGTTTCTGCTGTCTTTGGTTACTTAGATTGACACCCTGCTGAACTAACTGAGAAGCCATTTGAATGGTTTGCAGGGTATCCTGCAGTCTCCCTCGTTTAGCTTGGTCTTCTTGCATCTTAGCTTGCTGTTCCATTTGAGCTTTATTCTGGTAAGCCTGAATAATAGCAGCTGTTGGAACCTGCCCTTGGAAGTTAAAATTACCTTGTTGGTATGCCATAGTCTTCTCCTTATTTCCCTAGTCCAGCAATGGAACCCACTGCACTGGCTCCAGCTAATCCTGCTTGACCAGCTCCTGACTTACCTCCACCAGAATACGGGGTAACGGGAGCTGCTGCTTGTCCAAGGAGTTTAGAGGCTTCCACTTGACGAGCGTAGTCCTCTAAAGAAAACTTCCGTCCAAGAGCCCCTTGCCGAGCACCTAGATACTGATCTTGAATCCCAGTTAACTCTCCAATAGATCCATACTGATCTTGAATCCCTTGCAAGGCTAGCTGTTCGTTAACACCAGCAGCCATCTTTGACCGTTCAGTGGAGAGTCTGTCACCCAAGGCTGAGGACCTAAGAAGGCCCTTAGAATTAAGATCTTCTAAATAACCCGGTATTTGGTCACTAAACTGTCTTTCCATCTGAGCATTTAACATTTCCGCTAACGCAGCTCTGGCGGCATTTCGGGAGGTAGACTGCTGACCACTGAGGTCTAACTGCAGTTGTTTGGCTCTTTCAGCCTCATCCATGATGGTTTGAACATCAGGACCTGCACCACCACCAACAGGAATATTACCCAGTCTAGGGTCAAGACCGGGCAACGTAGCCTCATCGCCAGTAGTACGAGGATCAACACCAGGATTTACAGCAACAGGAGGTACATATGGGTCTTCAGGAAAAGTAGTAGGGACTGGTTTATATGGGTCAAGAATAGCATCGAGCTCCTCACCAGCCCGACCTTTTTCTGTTTCTTGCCTAACTTTATCCATCAAGGCTCTTTCTTCTGCTCGCTTTTCTTGGTCACGTGTGTAACCAGCAGCTAAACCACCAAATCCACCCATAGCACCACCCCAAGCAGCTCCAGTCCCTGCCCCAAGAGCTGGAGTAACTGAACCTAATCCAGCTCCTAATAAAGCACCCCCTGCTCCTCCCAGAAGCGTGCCTGTTATCGGTCTCCTATATCGGGAGACAAAATTTGCTATGTCATTCCCTACCCACTTATTAAAGTCACTCATACTATCCTCCTGTTAGCTCCACATTGATGTTTGATTAGATGGTCCAGCCTTTCCTGTAGAAGGTGATCCACCTGCTGGTGTTGCGCCTGAAGCGTATGTTGGGGATGATGCAACCATTCCACTGTTTCTTTGTCCTGTATCTGTACCACTACTTCCATACCCCAACGAAAAACCATAATTCGGTGTACTGCTCTTTTGCTGACCAAGATAAGAACCTATACTCTTGATCTGATCTAAAAATTGTTTTTCAAAGTCTGTACTCCACGGCTTCTGTACTTCTCCACCAGAGAGCATACTTTCAGCGTATTGAGTTGACTGAGGGGCTGGAGGTGTTGCAGGGGCTCCTGGTGCGGAAGGAGCGGCCTGGCTTGGTTGTGAAACTAATCCATACATCTCTAAAACTGCAGGATCTACTGTTAAGCCTTTGGTCATACTGTCTTGGACAATAGACCTCTTAACTGCATCTGACATATTAGGGTTATTTAAAAAAGAGTCAGTAGCTCCTATACCATATGTTTTAGCTGGATCTTGGGAACCCGCATCTAGCCCAGCATACTGACTCTTAAGCGTGTCAAAATAGTTATCTTGATAAGTCTCTCCTAAACGAGAACTTCCTGCTCCATACGCTTGTTTAAGATACTCAGCTTGAAAATTAGGAGACTGCATCATTTTATACTGCTTGTATAACTCAGGATCAGCCCGTTCGAGGTAATCGCCGATATTATACCCCCTGATTCTCTCTGCTGCATCTTGAGCATAATTCTCGCTGGGATCAGCCCCAGGAAATAAGCCAACTCTACTTCTGTCAGTCTCTATCTTGTATCCATGAGAGATTTCTCCGGTTCTAGAACCATGCTCGATAGCTTGCTGAATCCTGTCTTCGATGTCCTTAACCCAACTATCAGCAACTCCATAGTCTTCTTCATTTAATGAGGTAGCGATTCTAGGGTCATAATAGTTTTGACCAGAAGTGTCAAACCCCATATTAATTCCACCTAAGTATGTTTGTTTCGTATCTGCATCATACCAGTAGGCTGGCTTATTAGGGTCATCGCCTTTAACTGTATAAGATCCAGTAAATGGGTTGTAGGTCTGACCATCAAACAGGATGTTGTTGGTTCCCAAATCAACCTGAGCACCGGTCTTATTCTGTATTCTATTTAGTGTGTTAGTATACGCCTCTTCTTGAGCAGATGATGTCTGCTCTTGATTATATTGACGTTCCTGTTGACGCCGTAAGTTGCGGATAGTGGCATCATCAAAACCAGCCTTTCTATAGTAGTCTTCGTATTTCTGGGACCAAGCTTCCATTAGATTTCCCTTTTAATTAAAGTGGCATACGTGTGATAGTCTCGACCTAAATATCTTAAATACGCTTTTACATCCCTAGAGGCTGGGAACATGACGTGCTTACAAAGATTACGCTTAGCCTCTTCTTGGATCTGGTTAAACCAAATCTTGACAATCTTCTTGCCTCTAAGCTCTTTAGCTACCCAAGCCTGGCTAATGATATAAGTAAGCCGGTTATCAATATCCTTGGTGATATGAGCAATAGCATAAGCCATTACATCTGATCCATTATCAGCTAACCAGAAGTGTTGCGCATTATTACTAGAAAACATAGTAGCTTGTGCTATACTCTCAAGAGTTTGGTTAAACATCCCTACTTGATCTACATTCTTTACACGTGAATCTTTGATAAATGATTCAACTGCTCGTTCAATTGCTAAATGTGACAACTTCGGTAGTTCTTTAATACGTCTTAATTCCATTATAACCTCCCCAGGCTATGTTTACTTTAAATGCTTTGTGTAACGTTCGTTTCTCTTTGCGCTCGATTCTTATAGTCAGGCTGCTTAAACAGTTCTTCAACTTTCTTCTCAATCTTGGCTGGAACAGTTTCTAGGCTCTTCTGAATAGCCACCTGATCAAACTGACTAGCTGCTCGTTTAAGACAGTTGTTGATCTTCCCTTCAATGGCTTTATCAATCCAGTCTTTGATGTCAAGAAGGTCATTCTCTAAGATCTTTTGTTCTACGTCTGTTGTTATGTATTTAAGATATGAGAGTTCCATTATCTTACTCTCCTTGCTGAAATACGGCCTCTGGCTCTAGAGCTGCCGGAGGGGAAATCTGCTCTTACTTTAAGGTATATAGTAGTTGCACCTGCTACAGATATCCGATACGAAGGGACAGCCAATGACATATCGTAATTTGCAGTAGGTGGCGCTCCAAAAACAAAATTATCTCCAAGGGTGAGTCCTATAGCGGTGTTTCCAGCATTTACTGAAACCCCAACACCAACTTGGACAGCACCAACTTGATCAAAATAACCTATACACGAAACATCCCAGTCTCCTGCGGAAAGACCTATAGATGTTATATCTTGATAAGTGGCTGTAGTTGTGATTGATGCACCTGCGGCAAAACTGCTAATTGCTTCCCCAACAAAACCAGCGGCTGCACTGTCATTGGTATTTGTGCCTCTAATCCCGGCAGCAGCAGCCGCAGAGAACTCTATGGAACTAGTGGAGCCTACTTTGAGGTTTCCTTTGACATAGACATCTTTCCAGGCAACTGTTGAAGACCCTAAATCGTCTGTGTTATCGGTGTCACTGACTAAACTTGTGTTGATGGCTACTGAAGCTAGATTGTCTAAAGCTGTGGTTGCTCCAGCACTAGCTGCAGCTTCCCAGGCTGCATTACCTGCACCATCTGCTGTGAGGACATATCCGTCTGTTGCTGTTTCAGAGTCAATATTGGAGTCTTGAACAGACACTGGTGCCCAAGAAGTAACTCCCAAACCATTAGTAGTAAGTACTTGGTTAGCATCTCCGTCAGTTCCAGGTAATGTTAAAGTATATGACGTAACTGCAGCGGGAGCTGATACAGTTATTGCATTAGCACCAACATCATGGTCATACAGTACTAAATCATGTGTATGTGTATCTTCAAAAAACTTAGTAGAACTTCCTAGACTAATAACTGCAGCATTAACTGGTAAAAGACTGGTATTGATAGCCACCGAAGCTAGGTTATCTAAAGCTGTTGTAGCTCCAGCAGCTGGTATAGACTCCCATGCAGCGTTACCTGCACCATCGGAAGTAAGGACTTGCCCATCCGTAGCAGCCTCTGTCCCTATATCAGCAGCCACTACAGAGCTAAGAACTGTTTTCCAAGCTAAAGTCCCAGTTCCATCACTGGCATATAAAACCTGTCCCGTCGATCCTAAAGTTGTGGGTAAAGTTAAGGTATAAGTAATAGCATTATCTGGTGTAGCAATTAGTTTCCATGCTGAGTAGGTAGGAGACTTCAGTACAAGTCTAGTACCATTAAGATATAAGTCTCCACTGAGTCCTTCGTCAGCTCCTGCCGTCTTAGGTAAGTCTGAACTAGCGTGGCCTGTTAAAGAAGCTGTAATTGTACCAGCACTAAAATCATTTAAATTCTTGTTAATAGCAACTGTATCTGCTAAGTTACTTAACGTTGTATTAGCTCCACCAACAGCTGTAACATCTTTCCATGAAAGGACTCCAGCACCGTCTGTAGACAGTACATAGTCTGTAGTTCCATCATCTGCTGGTAGCGTTAAGGTATATGAAGTTGTTAGGGCAGCTGGAGCAACTATTGTAACAGACTCAGTTCCCACCCCCGTTTCTTGTAAGATTAAAGATGTCTTAGCATAGATGCTTCTCCAGGGTTTAGCAGAAGATCCTAAATCATCTTCGTTTGCTGTGTCAGAGATTAGACTGACATTTATTGCTGTAGTACCTAAGTTATCTAATTCAGGTGTAATTCTTGTAGCCCAAGAAAGGAAACCATTACCACCAACGTCAGTTAAGCAGGTGTTAGCTCCTCCAGCTGCTGCAGGTAGTGCGACTGTGTATGAGCCTGTTACTGCAGCAGGAGCCTGTACAGCAACATAGTTAGTTCCTACTCCTGTCTGTTGTAGGATTACACTTCCCTTTAAATGCAAATCTCTCCAGTTCTTCGCACTAGATCCTAAATCATCTGTATTGTCTGTATCTGAGATTAAAGCATCATTAATAGCAACATTAGCAAGGTTATCTAATGCTACACTAGCTCTTGCTCCAAGCCATGTTAAATTACCAGAACCATCTGTAGATATGATGTTTGATGCTGCACCTAGGGTAGCTGGAAGAACCCAAGTAAGGTCAGATCCAGCATAATCGCTAGCTGTTAGTGCTGACCAAAAACCATCGTTATTCTTGATACGAAAAGAACCATATGCATTAACAACTCCCTCTGAATTAACGTTTCCAGTAGTTGTAAGAGAGCTGAGCGTCGGACCTGCACTAAAAGATAATGTACCAGAACCATTAGACAGAAGCACACCAGCTACGTCAGTTGTGGGAAGTGTATAAGTTGTGTTAGAGTCTGTAACTCCGGACTGTAGGGTTAGGTAATACTGATTAGTACTATTGTAAAGTGTTATTGCGCCGTTTGTGCTAAGGGCTACACCAACAGCCACGGTATCCCACGTAGCAGTGCCAGTATTAAACTGGTTAAACTGATCCACCAAGAAGTCTAAGTTAACCCTAACTTTTGAGTTTAGGGCATAACCAGCAGCCGGAAGAGGGAAGGGTATCTGGACAGCCATTAGTCATTCACCTGGTTTTTCTGTCCTGATGTCTTACCTGACAGAATAATGCTGTTAACTTCCATATCCACAGTCGTACTAGATTGGGACAGTTTATACTGAAAGGTGTTACCTCTCCCTGAAAGGATAGCTGACTTCTGGCCATATATCTCAGTACTAACTGCTGTTTGAGCAAAGGTTGTAGATGAACCATCAGCGATCCCATCATACCCGTAGTTTAGGGTAATAGTCCCTGCTGTCTTGGGCTCGTAGACAACCGAAAACTTTCTGATCTGAGTAATCTTGTCAATGTTCTCCGGAACAATCCAGCCAGATCTCCAGTAAGAGGTAATCGTACCTGGAGCTGTAGATGCTTGGTTGTAGTAGACTCCAACTGTGTCTGGGGTATACACATACCCTGTGTAACTTCCAAGATAGACATTGCTCACATCGTCTTGTCCAGCGACATTGGCTGCATACCCAGTAGTACACCTTAGCCAGCATTGGTTTTGTAAATCCCAGATAATGGCTACGTCATTCGTTGTTCCGGTTGTTGAAACGCACCAGACTAACCAGTCTTTATCTGTGTTGGATTCTCTAAACCCAACGATGTTCTTGTACTGAGAAGGCTGTACGGAGTTCCAGAGGTCATCTGCTAGTGGGGGATACTCGGTAATTGTCTCACCGTTCGTTGACCGCATCTCCCCTCTTGAGGTGATAAAGTAAACTATTCCATCCACGTTAACCACACTAGTTTTACCTGGTGTACCCACATTATCGAATAGTGAATACACAGGAAAAGGAGCACTAGATATAACCATTTGGTGAACGCTATTCTCTTTAAAAACAAGCACATAGTTTGTGCTAATAACAACAGCTGCTGTTATCGTTTGGTTGTCTGACAGAGAACCAATTGTTGCGGAACCTGATCCTGCCCCACTCCAGTCAGAAGCAGACCCAATAATAGACCAAGATATGGTTGAGGGGTCAGCTGATGTTCGATAAGCAAAAACTCTGTTATTTGCAGTAAAGCCTCCGTAAGCAGCTGGAGCTCCAGATAAGGCAGCAACTGCGCCAGTTCCTGTCCAGGTCAGAGCGGCGTCTGGAGAGGTCTGTAGGCCCCCAAATCCGACCAAGGCGTCGTTAAAAGTCATAAGTGACCATCTATAGGCTGCCCCTGCTGTAATGCCCGCATAAGCCCCTGTAGAGTCCGTCCACGTACCTGAATATTCGCTAGAGGTATAAAACTTAGTTCCTACAATAGCAGCTAGCCATTTATCTTGATCAGCTTGCTTTAAAAAGCCAATTCCTTGAACATTAGCTCCGCTGTTCAAAGCGGCTATCGCTAGGGCTGTAGCTCCAGCAGCTGCCTGAGCGTCTCCAGCGGTTCCAGTAATTGCTGCAGTAGCTAACGCCACTGCAGCGGCAGAAGCGTCATAAGCTGCCTTAACTTGAGTAGCAGTAGAAACCCCGTCTTCAATCTCAATGGAGATAGCACTATCTGTAACTGTTACAACTTCTGCACCTGCTGTTCCTCCAGCTACGTAAGCGATTGTTACCTCAGTACCTGCAGCTCCTAAATCTGTAGCGGTGTATGTAATATCTTGAACAACCAATAAAGCTAAGTGATATTTCATCGTTCCATGAATAGTTCTCCAGCCCTTGCCTTCTGGCTTAAGAACTATGTTGTCTAAAGAGTATGCTTGGTTGAGACCTACTTGGGTAGCGGGTAAGTTACCAGCGTAACCACCCTTAAAGTCTCCAACAGTAAAGTATTTACCAGCGTACATGGTTACCTCCCGTACTGGTCAAAATCAGATGGGAATGGTATGTGTTTAACGGATCTTCCCCGAGCATCCCATGGCTGGATAACTGTGTGCTTATCAGGAAGAGGGTTCTGTTGTCTAATCATCTCGCTTACTACCTGTCTAGCCCGTGATTCAGCACTAGCCATTCGGTCATCGTCGATATATGGATGAGCGAACATAGATAAAGCAACAAAGATAATCCCTGTGTGCCATTTAGAGGGCAAGACTGGGACATCACCAGTTGCACTTAAATCAGTAATCCCTTTATAGTAGCGATACTGGATATTTATCTTGGCAGAAGGAATTGGATAAAAATGAGCTCTCCAAGCGTTGCTTGTGTCATATCCAAGAAGGGTGTAGGCTTGCGGGGTACCTGTGGAAGTGGGATCTGGAACTTGATGGTCTAGTTCTCGGGGATCAACGTAAACTAGTTGGCGATCCTCGATAGCTTCATACATATCGATAATACGATCTGCGTCAGAAGCCAGTGAGTAAAATACCCGCCTAATCTTAGTAGTACCGGCTGTTAGGTTAGAAGAACCAGTATAAGCAGGCGAAATTGTGAGAGTGTCGGTTCCAGCTGTGTGAGCAGTAATTAGGTACCAGTCATCAGATGTGTCAGAAAATTGAATGTAGTAATCACTCGCAAGAGAGGTAGCGTAGGTACTGGATAAAGTTACAGCGGTAGCAGCTGCATTAACAGTAGCTGTTAACGTGGTAATATCAGCAGTGGTTTGAATGGTTCCGTTCTTAAGCATCCATGACCATTCTCTCAGTCCTGCAAGAAAGCGGTAAGCTTCATTAACCCATGCTTTTAGTTTAGTAGCATCAGCTGTAACATCTAGTCCTGTCTCTTCCGCTATTCTTGTGTATAGGTCTACAAATTGCATATTTTTATCCTCTCTTCAAATTAGACTCCTGCCAGGAATATAACCTAGCAGGAGCCTCTAACTTTAGCCTTGTTTCGCTTGTGCAGCTTTTGCAGCTCTTGCCTCACGTGCTTTGCGCAGTATTTCTACTCGTCTCGCTCGTTGATCAGGCGTTAAAGTTCGGGCTGGCTTCTGCGGCTCAGCTTTCGCTGGGGGAGATGCCACGTCCACAACAGCCCGAGTTATCTTTGGAAGGTCTATTGCCGGTACCTGAACCCGAGGAATAGGGGAAGCTAACATATTCTTCCGTTGGGAAGAGTACTCCACCCGTGTAGGCACAACCACATCTCTCGGTAACGTTCCTTGCACATAAGCGTCAATAACTTTTAGTGCATCGGCAGCGACTTGTCTCCTAGTATTGAATACAATTGAACCATCTCCATTTCTACTAAGCTCAAGACCCTCCTTTAAAACTTCAACTAATTCTCCCTTCGGGTCAGGAACTAATGCGTCTACAATGTAGCCTTCCCGATCTTTCTTTGAAACCATCTTTACACGTTCTTCGTATACCAGACGTTTCGGTAAATTTCTAATAACAATCACCTTGTCAGGAAACAAATTAGAAATCTCTTTAATCATTATCTCATCAATATAACCATCTATCATTTTAGAACTCCCCTTGTTTTATGCTTTCTTATATCCTACAGACTGAACATCATTTGCTTGATTCGCAACGCATCCGTTAGGAAACATAATTCCAAACGGAAAATTTAATTGTTCTGTTACCGCACTCGAATAAACAGCAACTGGGAATTCATTAGTAAGATAGTCCATGAGTTCGATCTGTACTCCGCCCGAATTAGCCACACTAATCGAGTATATTACTACTGGTACTCCATCTGCGATAACACTTCCCGAAGCCGCTAGATCCTGGTAACTGATTCTAGTACTCATTATATCACCTCTTGATAGTACACGGCTACTTCAAGCGTGTTGGCATCTAAGTCAGCAAAACAACCATTCGGGAACATTATACCAACACCACCAAATTGAAAAAGTTGTCCGCTATTCGCCCCACTTGTTGTAGTACTTGTAATAACTGCTGTAGCTGTATCTGCCGTACCATCTCTTAATACAACTGTTGCATCAGCAGCATCTGTCTGCACACATAAGCCATAAATAAGTTTAGGAGTACCGGACACTCCAATAACTCCGTCTATTGCTACTACTTTCCATCCCACTCCATTCTCCATATTATTCTCCTAGTTTTAAAGCATCACATGAGAGGCTTGTGTCTTGCGCCTTCTTGTAAAAATCTGCTTTTGTGATTATGGGTGCATCACCAATGTGACCTAAGTCTAGGTTTGGGGTAGCCCATAAATCAAACCCCGCTTCCTTTGCATTAACAAAAAAGTAAAAGTCTTCAGAACAAACGCCAGGCAGAAACTTAAACCATGGCCGGTCTAACACCTCAAACACTGACCTATGGACTAAAACACAACCAAACCCAGCAGCATGTACTTTAAACGGATCTTTCTTGTTTGGGTTAGGAAACGCAAAAGCCCCGACATACTTATTAACTTTAGCTCTTTGATTCTCTACACCAGATAGTCCAGCGTGCTCGGTTTCTTCTCCCCTGCTCCACAAGACTGGTAGGTTCTCTCCTCTGCGCTGGTAATAAATGCCTGTAACCATCTTGGCATTCTTTTCTTCTGCTACTTTAAATAGTTCCGTAAGGGTCTCTTTAGGAAAGGTCATGTCTGAATCTAGCCACAGCATCCACTCGGTATCTGAAGCTAGAAACGCTTCTGCTAGTCCATTTCTTGCATCATCAATTAGCTGCCTATGTGTAACACCTATATGTCGTATCTCTACTCCATTCATAGCAGCATAATTAACTAAAGCAAGTACTGTCTGAAATGTCACTACAGGAACACTCTCCGCTACTGGCACTGCTATACTTACTTGTTTTTTCATGAGTTATCTCCCACAATAGCTCTGATAAGGTACGATGGATGCAGTAGAACAAACCAGATGAGCTCTAGGGTACTAAGCATAACTGGAGCCATTCTTCTAGATCCACACTTACATTTTGTCTGTTTATAGATGATCTGGTATTCGGTAACTCTGTGACACGTAACGCAACGATAAAATCTAACTATCATGATCACTCTCCCCGTTTAAGAAAGAAAAACCCTTCTTCCGAAATAACATTTCTTAGGTGTAGAGCCATCCAGTTCAGAACACAGTTTGGAGCAAACCAGCTCCACCATTTAACAGTGGGTTTTCGTGCTATTTGCATCATCTCGACATTCTGGGTTTTACTTGTATTTGAGTTAGCTGCATGCGAGTTGGTGCCTGGTCTCAGAAGTCCCTGAGTTCCATCAAACGACTCTAATCCAATGTAGTTAATGTGATCCCGATACGTAAAAGCCCCATCACTTGAAATAGGCGGTACCCACACTTCAATCCACCCGCCAACCTTAACTATCCGACATAATTCCTCAAAACAGTTAAACCAATTAGGAACGTGCTCTAATACATGATTAGCGATGATATAGTCGAATTCATTATCTTTAAATGGAAGTGGTGTTACTGATAAATCTAACACAATGTCTACGCCCTTTCCGGGGTATAAATCTGTGTTGGTGACATTTGGTGCTTTATATGTTGAACCACCACAACCGATGTTTAAAACCTTTTTACCTTGAAAAGTAGAGTGCAGCGGATACTTAGCTGACGTACAAGACGGAAGAAACCCGATATAGCTTAACCGCTTGCTTTGTTTCCACCCCTTCCAATGTCTATACTTCTCTGGCAAACTACTTAAATAACTCATTCCAAGCCTCCCCGACTTGTTCCCATGTCATAAGCCCCTTTGGTGCTGCTTCTGATATAGAACGATGTAAATCTTGTTTGTGTTGTAACACACATGCCTGTCTAGCAAACTCTACTGTCCATGAATGTAAATCATGGGGTTTCCATTTAGTGGTTAGAAGCCCTGTTTTTTTGTGCTCGATAAACTCTGCATTAGCTCCAATATCACTAGCAACAACCGGCAGTCCACATGCCCTGGCTTGAAGCAGTAAATTACTGCATATTTCTGGATACGAGTTAGGCATTAAAAAAGCCCAGGCTTTGCGCATCAACGTTGCCATAACTGGCTGGGTTGTAGGAGCGTACACATGGGCTCCAACTGTTCGTAAAATCTTTAAAAACTCTGTTTGACTAACTGAGTCACTTTTGCCGTGTAATGTCTGCGAGCTGTATATTCTAAAGTCGAGATCCATGTCATGCCGCTTTAAACTCAAGAATGTGGGCTCTAGTGCTGCTTGGCCTTTGATGGGAGCAGAAGCCGTGATAAATAGATGCGGATTACGCTCTTCATACTTCCCAGGGTAGAATACCTTCGGATCTACTCCGTTTGGAATCAGGCTAAACTTTTCCGCCGGTATGTCATAAAAATCGCTAAAAGTGTCTTTACAGTATTGAGATAAAGCGACTACTTTGTCTGCATACTTAAATGCAGCATCAGGAACATACCTGGTGTCTACAATATCATGTAACCACCAAATAATCTTTGATCCCTGTTGTTTGCAATACCTAACAAAATCTGCAGGTAAATAATTTCGATTAAATACCGTTATGTCCCATTTAGGAACTGTACTGGTTGGAAGAATGTAGTGAACACCATTAACTATTTCTTCTTTTTTGTACATGCTGGATACATACACTTCATGGCCAATTGCTGCTAAGTATTCCGGAACTTTCGTTAAAGATGTTAATGTGCCACCAGTAGGCTTTTCATATAACTCTTTAGGATTATGCCCTTCTGTACCATCGACAAATAATAATTTCATAACTCTGGTCCTAACTTATACCCAGGATTATACCCATGTACGCTTAAATGCAACCTTCCATATAAAGCATCATGATAAGGTCTAAACTTATCTAAGCATTTGTCACAAAGAGAGTATCCTAGTATCTTGTGATATGAGCTATCATATCTATCATATACTGCTGGTACTGTATAAGGCTCATCTCCATGGATAGAAGCCCCGTATGCGACTTTAGACTTTTCGCTCTTACATACATCACATATATCGGTTACAATTAGTTTTACTCTCATATCTCCCCCCGAAGAGCCTTACCCCCGAGACCGAAGTCCCGGAGGTAAGGAATTAAACTTACTTACAGTGCTCGAATAAACACTGGTTCTTTCACAGCCGTACTAATACCTGAAGCCATGGCGGACATAGCCGTCACAAAGTTCCAAGGATTGGTATTAACTGTAACTAAGGATGTCGCACTAAACTGCGTATAGTTAACCAAATGAACTGTAGAGTCAGCAGGAACAACCTGGTCTCCAGCAGCCAAAGCAGTAGTAACTAACACATAGGCTGATCCTTTTCCATACACCTGCACTAATCCGATACCATCATCTGCGATGTCGGCTTGAGGAATACCAGCGAACAAGAACTCTTGTCCAGTCCTGGCACCACTCACAGCATGACCATCGTTGTCATCGGCTGTATCAAAGAACACTGGGTAGAACGCAGATGCGGTCGATCCCTTAATATTCTTGACAATGACGTAAACTTTCTCAGCGTCATCTCTGTTAAGCTGTTTAAACAACATATTTGTTTCCTCCGTAGTTTTATCACTGACATTCGCTAATCGAGTATAAAGATACGCAATATGCGAACTGTTTATTCACTGACGAAGTACTCTCCCCAATACTCCCGTTTTTTCACTAATTTACAGCAATACCCAAAGAGCGATGTCGGGGGTATTAGCCACTGTTATTGTTGCAAGACCTGTCGATGCTGCGTACGTCACTGACACAGCGTCAGCAGATGACTCATTAATCGCAAGCACACCTTTGTTCGCCGGTACACTAATAGTATCTCCGGTCACACAGTCAGCAATTTTAATAACACGGATAATCCCCTGGCCACCATCATTGGTTGTTGCATCTGTCCTAAGTGAAGCCATAGTATTCTCCTTTTATTACGCCGTGATTCCGGTAAGTTTACCCAACCGTCTCCGGTTGTTTGCGACCAATTCACAGGCCATGAGCAATTGAGCAACACGGGCTGTTTGATTAGCTGGTTTGACCCATTCAGTCATTTTCATGTTATTTCCAGAGGAAACATAGAGCTGCAAATGACGGCTATCAATGAAGTACATCACACCAGAAGTAGCGTCATTATCAAACACAACTGGAGCCGTTTTGAACATAAGTTCTCTAAACGACGCATTACCAGATGAGTTCGACTCATACCGTTGCTGAGGAATTAAAGACCCCTCATAATAGGCATGGACGGTTGGTGTGGTGATGAGCATATCGGGCTTAGCGCCTTCAACTACGAGAGCATTCCATAACGCCAACATGTCCGAACGTCCCTGTCCCGCAAAGGAACCGGAAGCATCCGCATCTGACTGCCACCAAGAATAGGTGGTGGAATTGATATCACCGATAGAGCTGGTGGCATCGATTGTGGTAACTAACGAACCAATATCATCCGCAGCAGGGCTGGCGGCATAAAGGCGGCGGTTAAGCAAGTCTTTGAGTGACATGGTTGCTTGTTTGACTTTCGCATCAACAAGACTTTCCACGGCAGAAGGTCCCACGTTCTGGATGTTCTCTTCTCTGTTATTAACAGAAATAGAAACAGCAGCTTCTTTCCATTTGTACTGCGCAGTGGTATGCCCTTCTTGTGGCGTGATATTCAGCTGATCGTAACCGCTATAAAACTGAGCAGTGGAGTTCTGTTCGTATAACAACGGAATGACGATTGACGCTCCACCCTCAACAATAGCCCCTTTATCTTTCAGCAATTTGAGAGTCGGTATTTCATCAAAAATAGCATCTTGGATGCCCTTTCGACGATTTTCAATTGTGGTAGCAAGTAACGAAGTAACGTTAGTTGGTCCATGTGTAAACAATGTATCGGCCATAATTATCTCCTCTAAGATAAAATTAGGACGGTAACTTATTTAGTTTTGTTACCTATCCTTACGTCTACACGTTTACCCTGTTGTGCGTACTGAAAAGCTATTTTATTAGCTTCAGTCTCATTACTAGCATAAACAACCTTAGGCTCAAGAGACTTAGAAGGTGAAGCGGAGGACGCTTGCTTCTTTTCCTGAACCTTTTTTTGGTGGGCTGAAAGAGCTTTGTCTCGTTCAGATTTTTCCCATTGGTTTACCAGATTATATGCTTGATCAAGATTTTTGGTCTTTGCAAGGGCGGCTTTCATGAGGTCTGGGTTTTTATCCCAAAAATCAGGATGCTTGGTTGCAAAGGCGTCAATTTCTCTTTCTTGTTTAGAAATAGCAATTTCACGTTCTAAGCTATTAATCTTTTGAATCGCCTGTTGAGCTATCGGGTTTAGCATTGATTGAAGGCGTGAAGTTAACAAACCTTCGAATTTAGCTGGGTCTCCCTGGGCTGCAATAAGTTCATCTTCCGTTAGTCCAACGTTCGGCGTTTGTGGTTGCGTTGAAGCGGGCTGCTGACCCTTATTCTTGCGCCAATCCAAAAACTCATTGAACTCTGGATGATTAAGTAACTGTTGAAACGCATCTGCTTCTTTCTTGTAACGAGCTGCTTCCTGGGTAGCTGCGTGCATTTTGCGAATTGCCGACTTTTCGGCCTCACTAGCATTCGCTGGCAATTTATCATCTACACCATCATTACCCTCTGTTGGGGTGTCATGTGTGTCGCTTTCGCCGGATTCTGGGGCTGCCTGGCCCTCGACAGTTTCCGTAGACTCGACGTTTTGAGCTGATAAGCTCTCCCCTGACACATCTCCCGTTGGCTGACTATCAGCTTGAACAGGCTGTGACTCATTCGTCATTTCTTCCATTGTGTTCTCCTATGATCCAGGTTGAAGCCTTAGCTTGCCTGGTTGTTTACTTCAAATTGTTAAATGAAGTACTTCTTGCGATTCAAATAGGCTTCGTTTCTGTAGCCGTGGTTTCGTTCTGCAGATGCAGACTGTCTAAGCCCGAGATGTTTCATGATGGAGGCTTTCTCTCGTTTTGAGGAAAAGGGAATTGGTTTGCCGGTAGTTTTGTCACAAAGGTTGGGGTCAGTTTGTATCCCGCCCTTACCACCAAAATAAACATCTGGTGTAGCCTCAAACCTTACATCACTGCATCGGTCGCATATCTCCCACTTAACTCCATCCACATAACCGATTCGTATTCCTACTGCCTTATCATAACCACAACCATCACAGTGCATTAGTTGCCTTCTTTCTTAGGCTGCTTGAGTTTGAGCATTTCAATCATCAACTTTTTCTCGTTTAAGTCTGCATCTTTCATAAGACGCAGAAACTCAAGTAATACCTTGTTCTGTTTAGTAGCAGCGTTCTCAGCATCCATCTGCGTTTCAGCGGCTTGCTGTGAAACAGCCATTGTCCGCATCTCTTCTTCTTTCTGGGCCTGTTCTTGTTTCATCTGCTGTTGAACACCTGCTTCTTGTTCCATCGCATAAATAAGTTCTTGGTTTTGTGTGTTCTCAATAATCTTCTTTGCCACAGCAGCCATGAATGGGCCACCAGGCGTAGCACCCGCTTTAGGACCAAGTTCGATAAACTGGAACAAGGTCTTATTCTCTTCCACTAAGTCTGTAGGAGTAGCTGATCCCGAGACTGTCTCTAAATCATACTCACCTTCGATATCTTCCGCAGTGAATGTAAACCCTTCTTGTCCTGTTACCGCTTCTGGTCCACTCGCTGATGCTCTCTCTTGCACAGCGGCTTGGAGTTCAGGAGACTGTTGTCCTAAAACCCGCACATAATAAGGCATCGTCACAAACTGTTTAAGAAGCGCAATTAATTTCCCTGCAACTTCCTCGACAAAATCTTCCACCAAGTCAATCTTCTCAGAGCGTCTGTTTCTAGCTCCTTCTTGAATCATTTGGAGCTCACCAACAGCTCTGGTAGATGTTTTAGCACTGCCACCTTGTTCAAGAGGTGACTGGCCTGAGATAAGAATACGATTCTCTTTAATTCTTTCTAAAAGTGAGTAAGCATCTTGAGGCACAGGAGGATAAGGCAACGGCAGTACTTTCTCAGGATTCTCTGCTTCAATAACTGCACCAGTAATTCCCTTAGTTAGCTTGTTCTTTTCATCATCGCTTATATTTCCAGGAGGAGATAAAAGCTGTCTGTTGTATCTCTTCACATGATCTAATGCCTGGCTCTCTAGTTTCATCTGCTCTAAAATCTGAGGTTCAAACATCGCCACATCTGAAATACCGTAAGGCATGTCGTTTGAAAAATTAAACTTAAGCAGAGAGAAAGGCAGTCCCCGCATCTCTAAGCTCCATGGCTTCTCTTCTAAATACCCGTCAATACCATCAGCTACCGTACAAACCTTTTTATTCTCTAAGTCCCAAACTTCATGCAATTGAATCTTGCCAGCCTTTCTGCGCTCTTCTTCTGGAAGATCCGTGCTGGACTCACTATCATCGTAGGACTCAGGGAGTTGCTCTGTATTCCGGTACTTGGGGTTATTCTTAACGTCAGCAGCTGGAAGCCACACTGAGTGAGCAATCCACTTACAGTCGTAAGGTGGGTCAATAGCATCGTTATCAAAAGTAATGTCTTTATAATTCACATGATAAGCAAAGATATCTTCATCCTCAATGGTATCGATATACTTACCTTGCTCATCTTCAATACTTCCAAATTTTCCAGTATATCCGAGCTTTACCCAGCTATGGCCAATAAGTAAAGCCTCAACAATACACTTCTTCATTTCTCTCTTTAGCTTCTTATATCTCCACACATAATTAATAACCTGCTCCATCACTTTGGCTGTTTGTAGGGATGTGCGGTTTTTGGGGTTAATCTTAATGTGAGGGTCTCGGATATAAAGAGAAGGGAGCTCCGTTTTGATATAAGCAAAAATCAAGTTGTCAGGAATAATGGTGATATCATACATACCAGAGGCAATTTCAAATTCCCCTTTGTATTCAGCAATCAGCTCTTTCCAGCGATACTTCTTCTCCATGTCTTCACGGAGTTGGCGGCTCTTCTTAATCTTCTTAAGAATAGCTCTTACTTTCTCTGGTTCGTCTTGGTCTGGTTGTGGAGCAACCTCTTGGCTGACTTCTTGAATTGGCTCTTGATAATTATCTTCCATATCTTCCTCGTTATTTAAGTAGGTCTCCGAAAAGACTTTGAATCCTGTCTGTGTTCTTTCCTGGCATTTGCTTCTTCCACCAGTTTAAAGAGCCATGTGGAGATGTGTCCTTAGCCTTAACTGCGGTAGGGCCCTTCTTCCAATATGGCACTTGGTGTGCTAAAGCGTCGATAATATCGTCGTGACTATTCCTCGGAAACTGCAGGAGTTGATATTCTAAGTCAGTTAAGCCATTCCGATGTTGAACTAGCCCATTAGCATAAAACGGAATCATTCCACGGATACGCATTGCTTTAGACTCTTTGGTACTTCTGCCTACTTCTTCGATAGTAAAAAAATCGTGTCGCTTAACCATCTCTCGTTTGAATGCGCTCATAAAGATAAGCTGAGAGCTGGTTGTTTCTAATAAGAGCTTAGAAACGTCATAAATCTTTCGTAAGTCGAATACCTTGTCAATTAGCTTCTCTGGGGATAATCTGGCTTGTATTGCTTCCATCACATAAATCTGGTTATTATGGAGAATCTTGGTAATCGCTATTCCGGTATAGTCATTAACTGTAGCGGTACCTACAGCAGGATCAACGGATAAGATAGCGGTAGTCTTCTTTAGCTCTTCGGTAATCTCAGGTGAGAAGTCAAAACGTTTAACCCATCCCTGCTTAAACTCTACAGAATCCTCATCAATCGGGTCATTCATATACTGACTACTAAAACTATGTGCTGACTTATTTGACCGCAAACAACCCAAGCATTTTACTTTGTGGCTCTTGCATGATTCGATACTGGTCTGCGATCCCTGCACGTAAACTTCTTGCTTGCACTGATTACACGTCATCAGCGTTCCGCTTACTCTGTTCATGTGGGCGTTGTGATCTGCACACTCTTTACAAAACTGCCCTGGAAAGATAACACCGCCATGCTCCACTGCCTTTCTGATATAGACACTTAGGGCCATTAGTTAGTTGGCCCAATGGATCTTGACCGCTTCCGTCGTTGATTTTCCATAGCCTGCACTAATATTGGTTCCTGCATCATCTCCTGTCTGGGTTCTATATAGGAGCCATTCTCTCCTGGAGTAAATACACCTTGCCCTTCCATCCTAGACTTCGAGTTAATGAAGTCCTGTATTAGCATGTCCCTAACTTCGGGAGGAAGGGTCTCTAAAAATTTAAGCAACTCGGGATCAATTTGTTCATCCATGGCAGTCTTATTCCTTATCAGTAATATTAGACATGCTAAAAACAGGCGGAAGAGGAGTTGAGACAACTGGTTTAAAGCTATTTCTAATTAACTCATTAATATATTCATTCTTTAATGCTGCTAAATCAAACTTCTCATCAGTCTGCTTACTTCGGATGTCATCCACCGGTCCGCCACTGTTTCCAAATCGAGTCTGGAGCACTTGATAAATTAAAGCTAAGAGAGTGTCAGAATCGTTACTAAATTGCATCTGGACCACCTGACCAGGCAAGAACCTCTAATATAGTCCCAGCAGTTTCTGTTTGAACATATAGATTTTGGTTGCAGTGCAAATTATCGTCGAAGTAACTGCTACCAGCTTTAATCGTTAAATAATTCGTACCCGATTGCCCAGCAACAAAAGACATCTTTACTGCAGCATTAGTACGAGCTTGTACCATGAGTTTGTGGTAGTTCAATGGTAAAGTAATTACATACTCTGTACTAGCATTTTGCAGCGTCCCATTAATTATTGTCGGTATACCGGAATCTCTCATATTAGCTCAAGTCCATAATGAATATACGCACACGACGAACTGACACTGAGGTGCCATTTGCTGCTCGAAACTGAAAAGATATTTCATGTGTCCCAGGTACCAATCCCGTAATGTACATCGTAGAGTAGGGGTACCAATAGTTATTGTCCTTAATAGGCACAATAAACGACGATGCTACGATATCGGAATTCACTAAAAGTTGAACCTCTAACTGCGTCTGAGTGGTGCTTGCCAAGCCTTCAGCCGATAAAAAAATAGCATACGTCGTACCAGGAGAAGAGACTGAAATACTGGCAGCAGGAACAAATGTGGTAGAGACTGTGCTTTGCTCCGACTCATTTAGAACATACTGCTCAGTATTCAGGATCTGTGATAAATGTAGTTCAGTCCGACCCATTAAGGTTTAAGGTAGCTTACCCGCAGTTTTGACCCAGTACGGGGAGCTTGGCTAAAAGTAAGCGTGTCTCCACTGATTGTGTAGTCCTCAGAAGCTCCAGCATCTTGAAGCAGGCCGTTTAAGAAAACATGCTCAGTCCCTATTGCAGGAATAGCTGCTAAAGTAAAGATAGCATTGAGTGAATTAACTAGCCCAGTTGGGATCTCACGAGTAACTACCTCATCAAGATTGACAACGTTCGTGTCTACCTCAATAGCAGCAATCGCTGTGTCGAGTTGCCCTTTGGTAACAGCGTCAGTATTCAGTGTTCCATCTGCGAGATTGCTTACTTTAAAGTTACCTGCGTCTAAGGCTGCAGTAAGACCGACCGAACCATCTCGTTTTAAGAACTCGGCACCTTCTACAAGATTAGCCGTCGCAATATCTTCACCAAGATCGGAGTTAACAATTGAGGAGGCTAATGCGAGCTTCGCATAAGCAATTGCAGCATCTGCTGCGATTTGTGCATTCTCAATAGATCCGTCAATTATTTGTGTAGTACCACGTATTTGTGTATTAGCCATAATAGCCTCCTAGAGCTGTTTTTCGTAGTAAACGACAATCTCGTCGCCTACAGTCAAAACTGTATCCGCATTAAAAATAATTGCGGTACTGCTTGGTTGGTAACTCTCCCCTACTCCCCTAATCTGATAAAGCCCATTTAATATGACCACATCAGTTCCTGGTTCAATAGTAAACCCCAAGTCATAGGTCTTTGTACTCGGGTTAGTAACCATAATCTTAGTTTCTGTAAATGTCGTAGATAATGTCGTTAAATAGATATTAACCGTACTAGACGGTGCGCTGATCCCCACAAGCAGTTCTCCTAAGGTGTCAGTAACTCTCTCCAGTTAGCTCTCTGGTCTGGAGACACTTCTTTCCCGTTTAGACTTGTCATCTCATTTTCAATGAGATATCCATACAAGTCACCCATGGCCCACCTGGTTCCAATAATAATTTCAGAACCCCCTGGATCAAGCAAGTCCAGGCAGTTCTGTCTAAACCGGATAATTTTCTTTATCTGTTCAGGTGTACCAACGTTGTTTTCTTCTACTAAATCGTCATGAATGATTATGTCAAAGTGCGCACCTGTGATGGCCTTTTCTACACCACCACTCATGATAGTGGGTTCTTTAACAGTGCCGGTAGTCCTCTGTGAGATTGTTATCTCGTCTTCAGTGAATTTTGACCCTTTACTGTTGAATTGCCCAAAAATATCTGAAAGGGGGCTCTTGTCCATAAGAAGCCCTGATATTTCCCTTAAAAACTTTCTTGATAGATCCCAGACCGCATTGGTTAATAAAATACGTACATTGGGGTCTATTAGGATCTGTTGGATAGACCAGCCTACTGTAACAATAGAACTCTTTAAATGACCTCTAGGAATCAACAGGAGTTTGTTCTTGGTGGGTAAGCTAAGCTCTCTTACTAGATCTCCGTGAAGCGTGTCATCCCAATCTTTCATGCCGAGAATGTGTTTACAGAGAAACCTGAGATCTGTCTTACATTTGGCCTTAAGCTCTTTAATGGCTGCGGAATCGTTGCCCATAGTTCCTTTCGTCAATAACAAGCTCCAGAAGTCTATCTGTTGCTTGTTGAATAAACTGTTGTATACCCTCTGTCTTGTTTACTTCTTCTATAAGCACTAGCTCTATCCGTTCTCTTATAGACTGTGTAACTGGCTTATCTATCCTTCTTTCCATCTTTCTTTATTTCGTCTTTTAGTGTGTTTAATAGATTGTCCAGTCTTTCGCTCTTAATTGGTCCTTTGTCTGTATAGCCTTCTCTGTACTTAGCGGGGTAATTGGCTCTAAGCCAGCCAAACATCGCTGTAACGTTCTTACTCTTAACAGCCGCAAGATAGAGAGATTCTTCTACATTGTTGTTAAACTCTGTCTGCATGAGCTTATAGGCTTGTTTAAACTTATCATCGCCGTTGATGTGGTCCCTAACTGTATCAACAGCAACCCCAATAGCCTTTGCCGATTTGGTGAAGTTGGCGCACTGTCTGTACTGATCTAACCACTCAACCTTCTGTTGAGAGGTAAAGCCGTTCTTTATTCGTGCACTCGGCTTTGGGGTTAAAAAGCCAGTTACTGAGTCAATTTCGAAATGTTCATGGAAAGCCATCTAATTCTTTTACCTCTACCAGATATAATAGCAACAAAACTATCCCTACACTATACCTCTTAAAATAGGGTATATTCACCAAACCCCGAGCAGGTTTTTAGTGACATAGCTGTTGTAACTACTTCATGATGAGGATTTTTCAACGGAAAAAAATATTTTAAAATTATTTTTGCGCTGCTGAAAATCGTTGATAATCAGTGGTACGGGGGGTAGCTAAATGGCAGCTTGGTTCCGTGGGGGGTAGGTTGCTTTTTGAAAAGCATTGAGTGTGAGGGGTTATTACTCTTTTTGTTTTTTGCTGGCGGTAGATTGGGTTATATACATATACAAACCCCCCTTGGGGATTCGAAAAACATTATGTACTAAAAAAGAATGCTTATTTAGAAATGCACCACAGGTGCCCAATTAAACTAAGCTAGTGATTAATTAGTGGGGTGATGGTGAACTAGCTCTTTTTTAGTGGTGAGAAGGAGAGAGAGGACTAAACGCAATACTATACGCATCAAGTTGACGCTAAGGGTAGTGGTATACAGATACACCAACATTTTGTGAGTTCATGTAGACACCACAACTGTAAACAATAGCAAAACGGCCCCTGGTTGTTTCGCTCATGAGTAATATAATGTGAAATAGTTCACATAAAGCAGAGTACCCCTTGTAGCTATTCTTTAATTAACTGTAGTTAGTTAGCTATAATTATAATTATAGCTATAATTATAGCTATAGCTATATATAGTGTTAATTATACTAATATTAGCTCTTGTTACGAGGTTTTGATAACAATACACTACAAATGCCGGTGTTTAGCTACAAAATACGCAATCACGAGCTTACCCCATGAATGCGCATGAATGTCGGGGTAGTGATTGTAACAATTTGCCTTGAAAATAGCTGGTATACAAGCAGTACAAAAAAAGCCCTTGACAAAGTGGTATACCTCATGATATGATAGGGCTAAGCAAAAACGACGTAAAGGAGAAAACATATGTCATACGATAAGAAAGGGCTTGGAGTAGCAGAAATGACCTTCATAAGTGTGAATTATCCTGATATATGGACAGAGATTGAAAAAGCTTTTGATGATGGCAAGGATGATCTAGGGCTTGAAATAGCAAGACAAGCAATTGAAGTAATTAATCAGAAATTAATCTAAAAAAAGAGGGTATTAAAATGAAAACATTAGGCGAATTATTAAATGGTGTGTATTCTAGCAATTTTGATTCTATGTCAAACTATGCCGGAAGTAAAGAAGGATTCGACCACTACCACATATTAACTAAGACTAGAGATAGTGACATCTTAACCGATTCAAATTGGGCGATAGCATTAGAGCGCCTAGGCGGTGAAGGAAATGGGGTTAGGATTATTAGACACGGGCATTGGGCGGTTGGTTGGGTAGAATATCTGCTAATTAGCCCCACTAGTCATAAACTAAAGGAAGCCGAAGCAATTATAGAGGCTATTAATGACTATCCCGTTCTAAGTGAGGACGACTATTCAGAAAGGCAATCCAACGCGATATATGAATACTGGAACGGATTAAGTCTAAGGGAAAAGATTGAAGAGGTAAAGAGTGATGGACTAAGTTGTTTTGCCTCTAGACGCCTACCAGGCGAAACTTACAATAGGTTCCAAGGTTCGGAATTAGTTTACTAAGGAGTGAATAAAATGAAAACCATTGATGAAACAGCTAAATATAGAGAACTGATTGAAAAACAATACCAAAGAGCACCACGTAAATATAGAGTAAGAGAACCTAAGTTTTGGGACACTGGCATGATTATTGCCTCAGTGATGATAGTTTTGACAGGGATTTTAATAGTTGTTGGTTCGATGTAATTTTAGATAATAAGGGGATTATATGACTAAACGCTTAAGTTTTGCTGATCGCTTAAACTATAAACCTGAATTGTATGCAAAACAAAATCTGGAACGGGATGTGGGATTTAAAAAGTGGGGAAGTAGAGAATCACGGGCAAGATATATCAGAAAACAAGAATCAAAACCACACCATAGATTGAATTGGATACCAATTATTCCACTAATTGATGGGGAGGGTTATTAATATGATAAAGGCATGTCTATTTTTTGCACTCTTGATGTTACCTGCTTGCCAGTTGGGACATGACTCAAAATGTTTTTGTGATTCTTGCGTGTCTCAAAATTATCCTGCCGTGAATCCAGAGGCACCAGACTACGGTGCCGAAATAGGGAGATAAAACAATGAAACTAAATTACTACTTAAGAAATAAGATGTGGAATCACTTCAAAGATGTTCTTGATCAACCAGACGTTTATAAGAATGTGGGGAAATGCTCGTTTCTCACTGATGGAAAACAGATGTGCTTATGGGATGTTATGGGATTGGATTGGTACGAACATCCAAATTGTCACGTCGTATTGTCCCTGTATTATGACACTAACCATGCCATTTCGATCCCGTTTGCCTCAAAAGCTGATGCTCTGGCGTTTGTTAAATCAGAAGGTAAACATGACAGAAGGATAATTAAAAAAGAAGGTACACCGAAAGGGTGGAAGCTAGAGTTAGCTGATGGGTCACAAAGCAGACAGGGACAATAAAAGGAGACAATTAAAATGTGTAATTTCTTTTCAGCAGTTATAGCAAATAAAGGTAAGAATATCTTATGGTTAAAGGATTCTGCTAGTCATTCAGATATATTAGAGCATTACAAAATTAAGGATGACGATTTAACACCTGATTTTGTAAAGGTTGAATTCACACCACCCGCGTATACTGAAAAAGTCTTCAAAGATTTATCCTCTTGGGAACTTAGACTAGATCAAGATAATTGGCCTGAATGGTTCTTAGGTATTGATTACTATAGAGCAGTCATCGAAGCTGAAGTGAATAAGTTTATTCAAGAAAGGGTATTTTTCGACGGTCATCATGAAGTGGAAGAAGGACAGGTGATTTTGTTCGGTTCTAGCTCGGCTGAACTCCATGGTTCTAGCTCGGCTGAACTCTATGATTCTAGCTCGGCCAAACTCTATGGTTCTAGCTCGGCTGAACTCTATGGTTCTAGCTCGGCTGAACTCTATGGTTCTAGCTCGGCTGGACTCTGGAATTCTAGCTCGGCTGAATTCCATGGTTCTAGCTCGGCCAAACTCTATGGTTCTAGCTCGGCTGAACTCTATGGTTCTAGCTCGGCTGAACTCTATGATTCTAGCTCGGCTAAACTCTGTGATTCTAGCTCGGCTGAACTCTATGGTTCTAGCTCGGCTGAACTCCATGGTTCTAGCTCGGCTGAACTCTCTGATTCTAGCTCGGCCAAACTCTATGGTTCTAGCTCGGCTGAACTCTATGATTCTAGCTCGGCTGGACTCTGGAATTCTAGCTTGGCTATCCGACCAGACACGCAAACAGCCATCATACCAACAGGCTGGAAAGTAGAACACCACGTATAGGAGGTAATCTAAATGGAAGTCTTTGGATACTGCTATTCATGTAACAATTCTTTTGACGCACACTGGCACAACTATAAGCATAGGACATTTATATATCACTGTATTTTTTGTGGGAGTAAGAATACGAGGATAACTGATGATGAATCTAGCGAGTATCGGGACGTAATAATTGATATTGAGGAGGAGTGATGAAAAGACTAACAATAACTAAAATGACCTATACAGTAACTTATAATAAGGGGTAATAAAATGAGAATAATCAATAAAGAAGAGCTGTCAAAGATACTAAAAGACCACAAAGACTGGCTAAATGAGATAGGAGACAGTAGAGCTAATTTGTGGAGAGCTGATTTGCGTAGAGCTGATTTGCGGGAAGCTGATTTGCGGGGAGCTGATTTGCGGAGAGCTGATTTGCGGGAAGCTAATTTGCGGAGAGCTGATTTGCGGGAAGCTAATTTGCAGGGAGCTGATTTGCGGGAAGCTACTTTGTGGAGAGCTAATTTGCGGGAAGCTCATTTGTGGAGAGCTGATTTGCGGGAAGCTAATTTGTGGAGAGCTAATTTGCGGGGAGCTGATTTGCGGGAAGCTAATTTGTGGAGAGCTAATTTGCGGGGAGCTGATTTGCGGAGAGCTGATTTGCAGGGAGCTGATTTGCGGGAAGCTAATTTGATGGTCTCCATTCTTGGAAATTTTTCCATAGTCCCTGAAAAAGGCGAGTTTACCGGATTTAAGCGCCTTAAAAACGGTGTAATTGCCGAATTACTAATTCCTCAAAAAGCCAAACGAATTGGCGGGCTACTTGGGAGAAAATGCAGGGCTGGTTATGTCAAAGTATTAAGGCTATATGCTTTGGCAGGAAATAAATGCATAAAAGAGGCATTTGACACGTATAAAGGAGAAACAAAATACAAAGTCAACGAGATAGTGAGGCCCGATTCTTTTGACTGTGATATCCGTCTAGAATGTACCAACGGAATACATTTCGTTTTAACACGAAAAGAAGCGGAGGAGTATTCCTAACATACACTAAGAGGAGGCAACCAATGGTTGATCCATATGAAGATGACGAGTATTCCAACTGGTCAGAATTGCCATGGCCTACTTATAACTTTTCGCCGTTACCCACACCTTGGTGGGTAGATTCGTGGGTGGATACGTATATGTGGATTGAGAGTTTACCTGTGTACAGAGGCAACAAAAATTTGGGGATTAAGGAGAATTAAGATGGAATATAAATTAGAGTGTTCTATATGCCACAAAAAAGCGACACGGACAAACAGACTTTACTGGCCTGGAGATGACGCCTATTGCAGGGATCATTTTCCTGGGGCTGATCCTGCGGAGCAGGAAGTGGGGCACATTGATTACGATAACCCCAATCCAAACGGACACCACCTTAGTTTAGACTATGGCTCGGACAACGGAACTAACCTCCAAGTAGCTACCACTGAGAGTATCGAAAGCTTTGCACAACGTCTAGCCGATCATGACAAAGAAACACAGAATAAATATGTTCAGCGATTGTCAAAGCTAAATGGTGTAGTTAAAACAGGTATGGTTAAAAAGATATTATCAACGCAACAGTATGATATATTTCAGGGTGTATTTTATCAAAAATTAAATACGTCACAAATAGCACGATTAATAGGTACAAATACTAAAACAGTAGATAATCAGGTAATAAAAATAGGAAAGAAACTCAAAAAGCTGTTACAACTTTGGTGAATATTGGCTATTTGACGAGGTATAGTAGAGACTACAGGAGGAACTGATCTAAAGTGAGTAGCTTACTTGCACTTTCTTATTATGATAGTGGACTAATGCCAATTCCTCTGAAGGAAAAACGGGCGTTAGTTAAATGGGACAGCTATCAAAACACCAGACCGCCTAAGGATTTGGTAAGGGGCTGGTTTGCTAAGTTTCCAGGGGCTAGGATAGGAATCATTACAGGTAAGGCATCAGGTCTTTTAGTTTTAGACGTTGACGGAGAGGAGGGGAAGCAGTCCCTTACAAAATATTTAATTGAGCTACAAGGTACTAATCAGATGAGTAAAACCTGGCAAGTTCAAACACCAAGAGGGGGGTATCACTACTACTTTAATTTTCCAAAAGAGTTAGAAAATGTTCCAACGACTCTAGCCGGTATCTTGCCGAAGGTTGATGTCCGAGGACAGGCGGGATATGTTGTATCAGTAAACGGGCACGATGATTATCAATGGGTTAATAGTCCTTACGACTATGATTTAGCCGAAACTCCAAAATGGTTAATTGAGTTGCTTATAAACAAGACAACTTCATCTAAACAAACCCAAACAACGGAGCAAAATCATTGGTTATCAGACATTCTCGCTGGTGTAGGAGAAGGGGAGAGACACGGAGCATTAGTTAAGTTAGCATCATACTATTTAAGCCGTATGCCTCAAGATGTAGCAGAGCAACACATAAGAGATTGGAATGAGAAAAACACACCGCCACTAAAAGAGGAAGAGTTAGCGGAGCAGTTAGCAGATATACAGGATAGATTTAAAAAAGGTGTGTATACATCTACGTTCAGTGAAGAAGTTACAGAGAATGACGAAGAAGTTTTCAGTGTTGGGGACGTACTAGAAACCGTACCAGAGCCCGAATGGATTGTTGAGCCGTACATGCCTAAGTGTGGAATGGTGTTGCTGTGCGGAGAAGCAGAGAAAGGAAAAACATGGCTAGCGTTAGATCTTGCAATAGAACTTACAAGAGGTGGAAAATGGTTAGGGGAATTTCCAGCAAGACAATCGAAGGTTCTTTACATCGACGAAGAAAAGCCCAAAGAATTCTTCAAGAAGAGGCTGAGACTTTTAACCAATGCCAAAGGATATGTACCGAAGCGGGAACAACTCACGTTTTCCTTCCAAAAGGGTATGAAGTTAGACAGGGAACGGGGGATAAAAGTATTCTCTTTGTTGTTAGAAAAGCACCAGCCTGACGTAGTTATTTTAGATGCGTTCGCAGATTTTTTAACCGGCAAAGAAAACGACGTAACAGATATTTTAAAGATATACGACCTGCTAAAGTTTATGCGCAAGAAGTACAACACAACTTTTATTATTATTGATCATGAGAAGCAAGCAGCAATGGACAGACAAGGCAAGGTTATTATTAACGAAGAATATTTAGGAAATGATGTCCGAGGAAGTAAGTCAAAACGCAACGTGGTGGATACCCAGCTATCCTTCAAAATGGTTGATGGTCAACTAAAAGTGTTCCACTCAAAGACCTCATGGGCAATACGCCAACGCCCATTTATTGTGAGTATTGATGACATTGTGAAAGATCAAAGTGCTGAGGTTCAATTTAGAGGATATGTATGAACAAAAATAAAAAGAAAGTAATTGTGCGAGATGTGTATGGGATGCGCTGGTTTGTAAAACCCAAAACGCAGGAAGTCGAGCCTACGCATTGGAAACTTCGAAGTGCTTTGTACGCCATTAGATCTGAGTTAGCTCGTATACAAAAACAGTTGTACGGGGGAAGGGCATGAAGATAAAAGTATACTTAGCAGCTAAAATGACTGGTTTAAAGTGTAAAGACATTGTTAAAAAATCAGCATCTGCAAAAAAGATTCTTGAGAGTTTGGGGCTTGAGGTGTGGAGCCCAGTTATCGAAGAAAAGGTACCCTGCTCCAATAAGTTTTTAGGTGTTACTTCGAAAGAAGACCTCATAGCGAAATGGTTGATTGACAAGAAAACGGGCATGGGCAAGTGTCATGTGATCCTAGATATTGACGGAGATTTACATAGTGAGGGTGTGAGTATTGAGAGAGGCTACATGAGATGGTATGCCTGGAGACCTACGATCAGAGTGAAGAGTCCGGGACATACATATAGTATTTCTGACATCGAAGATGATTTTATTGCCTCAAATATTAGACAAGCAGGCGTGTTCATTAAAAGACGCTGGGGAACCAGACGTAAGTGGATGATGTGGAAGCTAAACCACATCATATTTGGCATCCCGAAATTGATTGCCTTACAGATTAAAAGTCTATGGTTATAGAGGGTAACACAATGGAATATTTTGGCTGGGTCGGCACCATTCTTTTCATGATTTGTTACGTTCCACAAATCTACACAACTAAAAAAGCTAGGGACGTTTCGAGTATGAGCTTGCCGATGTGGCTAATTCAGTGGGCAGCCTATTCAAGTTGCTTGGTGTATGCTGTTTCGATTATGTCCGAACCCCTCATGTTCGGCTATAGCATGGGATGGCTGTTAACAGCCTGGGAGCTAGATTTAATGAGACAATTTCGATGTGAAATAAACACTCCTAGTTACTCATACGCTATTTACAGGTTTTCGAAGAGAAAGTAAGGGGGCCATATGGATGATAAATTCCGATGCTTAACCTGCTACATAGAATTAACCAAAGAAGAGTATGAAGAACATAAAAAACTAGGGCACGTTACCCTAGAATATCTTGAATATGTGGAGGAAGAATAATGCCTGTACCAGCACTAGTAGGAGCAGTAGTTCCCATAGTAGGTAAGCTGTTGAACAAATTTTTAACCAACAAAGGCGACAAGGCTAAGCTGCTCGGTGAGCTAGAACTTAAACTAGCAGAACAAGAAACAAAACTAATTGAAGCCTTAGTTAGCTCTGATATCGCTCAGTCCGAAGTTAACAAGATAGATGCTCAAAGTGACAGTGGTTTTAAGTCGTATGCTAGACCCTCGGCCATGTGGATCTGTGTTATTGGTTTTGGTTTTAGCATTGTCTTGCCATACATCAGCTGGATTTTACAGCTTTCAGGCGTTGAAATTCCCACACCACCGCCGCTACCGTCTGAGGTGTTAAATACAATGCTGTTCGGTTTACTGGGGCTTGGGGCGTACAGAAGCTATGACAAAACAAAAGGAGTAACAAAATAATGAACACATCGTTCGAAAGAGAAGTGACAGTTGAAAAGCATGCTAACTACGGGGCATTTAGAGCTTCTGATAAGAAGTTTTATAAACCAGTGGGAGATGGTTTAAGTCTAAATAACTTCCCTGAAAACTTGGTAGTTAATGTTAAAGGATATAGTTCAGAGTCTGGCAAGACAAACTACATCACAGACATTATAGCGAAAGGCGAGAGTCCTAAACGCAGACTTCCAGCACCACCGACAGAGTCTAAATCAGTGGCCGGAGATGACAAAGGATTTGTGCAGCCTAAGAGAGACTTCATCAAAGAAGCTAAAGGCAAGACATTTAGCTTGATGGTTGCTGGGCTAGCCCACACCAGTCTGTCAGCTGAGGAGATCCTAAGCAAAGCAGATGTTCTTTTGAAAGGTATTGAAGATAGGGGATACTTCTAAATGCTCATAAAGAGTGAACACAACGACCACCTTCTTGAGCACGATGAAGAGAAGCACCTCTACAGCCTAGATGGTAAGCCGTTAACAGGTGTAACCACCATCTTGAGCATTGGTTACCCTAAGTCAAAGCACCTGATTGATTGGCAAGTTAAAGAAGGAGCTAAGTACGTTATTGATTGTTTGTCGGGAGCCGTACTAGATAGCGCTCTTGTCAAGCAGCTAATTGATGCTTCACCTGATGCGTACAAAATAGCATTAGAAGCAGCTGGTGACATTGGGACTATTGTCCATGATTATGCCTATCACTACGAAGCTAAAAAGCCTTTCAGACTCAAAGAGCATTTAGAACAGTTGACCAGTGAGCAGCGTAAGGCAGTCTTTACAGCTCTCCGGCAGTTTAAAGAGTGGCAAAGTAAGCTAGATGACGAAGTCTTACTGCTCGAAGAATTAGTTTGTTCTCCTAAATACATATTTGCTGGCCGGTTTGACAGACTAGCCAAGCGTAATGGTGTCATAACTTTGTCTGACTATAAAACCAGTAGCGGTTTCTTTATCACTCAGTTTATTCAGTTAGCTGCATACTGTATCGCTATCGAAGAGTGGCTAGGAATCGTCGTCGAGGACATCGAGATAGTTCGATTTGACAAGAAAACAGGTAAGCTGAGTACTCGAAACCTAACACAATTGTCAAACACGCTAGGTATCAAAAATAAGACTTGTATGAAACTACTAAAAGAGCAGTTTGTTAGATGTTTAGAGACAGCAAACTTCAAGCAGAAGTACGACAAATATATTAGGAAGTAAATGGAACCAAAACCAGTATTGTTTGTGATTACTGCCAAAGAATTATAGAACTAGCTACGAAGAAATAGGAGTTATATGTTATACGTTAATTCTGTCCTTGAATGCGACAATTGTCAAAAAACCAAAAAAGTAAAACTAATGGCCCTGCGTGTAACGCCATTCTGCTTGGGCAGTCAGCTGTATGAAGTAAAGTTATGGAAAGAAGTGCCTGAATGCCAATGGGAAGTGCTGTGGCTGTTTGGTAACCAGCGGTTATTGTGTCCTGATTGTAAAGACCAATTTAAGCCAAAATAGGAGAAATACTATGCCCTACATAGAGCAAACAAGACGTAATGCATTTCATCATAAATTACTTAGTATGACGACACCAGGAGACTTAAACTACCATATTACCCAGCTGTGTCAAGAGTATAAAGAACTTAGAGGGGAGTGTTACCAGACATATAATGACATTCTTGGTGCTCTTGAGGGAGCTAAGTTGGAGATGTATCGCAAGAAGATCGCAGGTTACGAGGACAAAAAGGAAAAGGAAAATGGAACAGTCTGGTTGTAAGAACCCTAAACTATCCCCAAGTTACTCGTACAGATTAAAGTGCAGGTGTATTAGATGCTTAACAAAGTATGAGGAGAATATTTACATGGAATACATAACTAAGGACAGTGGAGACAGGAAAGAATTTGCATCAGGAATGAAAAGAGACTCTCAAACATCTAAAGTTAGATATGATCTAGTTGACATGGGTATGCTTAAAAGATGGGCTGAGCTGATGGGAAGAGGCGCAGAGAAATATGGAGATCATAACTGGAAATTGGCAAATGGAGCAGAAGAGCTAAACAGATTCAAAGAGAGTGCTTTCCGCCATTTCATGCAGTGGTTCAATGGGGAGAATATCGAGGAAGATCATGCTGCAGCTGTCTATTTCAATATAGCAGGTGCTGAGTATGTCTGGGGGAGATTAAATGCAGCTGACAAGCAACCTAAAAAAACTGATTGAGAGAGTCACGGAGCTAGCAAAGCAGAAACGAGCTGGGATTGAGTACAGCAATATTCACGCACACGAGCAAGCAGTAAATGAAGTTATTGGAGATATCTACGAGGAGGTAAGCAAGCATGACGACCAAGAAGGCTAAACTAGACGAAATGCAAGCGCATGTTGACCGATTGACAGCGCTAGTTAATACTCAAGGACAGCTGTTAGGTTTAATTGATCAATGGGTTCTGGTTAACAAGCTGTTTTTTGACCAGGTTAAGCTAAACGCAGCTAAGAAACCCGAGGCAAAATAATGCAAGTTTTTGGCTATAACCTTCATATCAACGAAGAATGTTTGTTCGACCCCTCTCTCCCTCTCTTTGTGGACGTAGAGACGGATGAGCAAGACAACTGTGTTGGTATTGGTTATACCCAATTGGGTACAAAAGACGTGTACTATAGCACCACGATTAGTGACCATTTAAGGCACAATTTCCCAAAATTATACCTAATAGGGCATAATATTAAGTTCGACCTGAAGCTATTACAGAAGTGGGGCATTAAGCTAACGTCAGCTAACGTCTTACACGATACCATGTTAATGTCTTACTGTATTTATGGGTCTTCTCGGTCTCATTCCCTTAAAGCTCTGGCATCAGAATTATGTGGGATGGAGTGGAAAACATACAAAGAAATTACTTCGGTACAAGAAGAGAAAGTGAGTACCAAGAAATTTGAGACTACAGTTGATGACCAAGGCAAAAAGCGGAGAATAAAACTAGATTCTCCGCAAATAGTGCGGACATACAAAACAACCAGGACTACTTTAGACCACATTCCTACTGAGCAGGTAGCAGAGTATTGCTGTAGTGATGTGATCGCCACTAGTAAGCTGTATCAGACCCTAAATAATGGCTTAGTTGGCCCCTTACTCTCTGTCTACCAAGATATTGAACTGCCGACAATGAGAACACTCTTTGACATGGAAAACAGAGGCATTCTTTTAGATGTAGAGAAGCTCAGAGCACTTGATACAGAGGTTACTGAACGCTTAGTAGATATTCTTAAAAGCTGTGAGCAGTATGCGCCTGGGATCAACATCGGTTCTAGTAAACAGCTAGCCCCTATTCTTGTGGAACGGGGATTCTGGCTCCCTGAAACATCGAAAGGCAATAAAAGTACAAAGAAAGCAGTGTTAGAGAGATACAAAGGTGATCCGTTCATTGACTTGTTATTGGAATACTCTCAGCTAAAGAAACTTAGTACTTCGTTCATGCATCCTTTGTTAGAACTACCTACTTTACCTAGAGTTTACCCGACATTTAACCAGGTACGATATAAAGACGAGGAACTCTCCGGTATCAGTACTGGAAGGCTCTCTTGTGCAAACCCAAATTTACAGCAGATCCCAAGACGGTCGCACGTAGCTAAAAAAGTCAGAGAGTTGTTTATTCCAGACACTGGCAAAGTTTTGGTAGTGGCTGACTTTAGTCAAGTAGAACCCCGAGTGCTTGCCCATCTGTCAGGAGATGAGTACCTCCAAGATGTCTTTAACACAGGCAAAGACATGTACGTTGCTCTTATCAAAGGAACTAAATGGGAACACTTACCCGAAGGACGGGAAATCGGGAAAACATTTTACTTAGCCTTGTCTTATGGAGCTCAGGCTAAAAAACTAGCTGGCGTTTTTAAGTGTAGCGTAGAGGAAGCACAGAGAATGATGGATAAGTGTTGGGAGAACATTCCTAAGGTTAGAGAGTGGCAAAGACAGACTATAGCAGATGCTAGAACAGATGGGTATGTTGAGACCTTGTATGGCCGGAAACGGTTTTTACCGGAAGCTGCCTCCAAAGACTTTTATTTAAGAGCATCAGCGGAGCGTAAAGCCATTAACACACCAGTCCAAGGCACTGCTGCTGATATCATGGAGATA